CTACCTGATCTCGGCCCGCAAGGGGGCGCCCGCCCCGACAAGGGCAGAGAGCTGCGCCACCTCAATCTGATCCCCCGGTTGCACCCTATCCGCAGTTTGCGCCGCTTGGGAATACTGCCAGTGCGGCGCTGTCACCCTCTGCGTTCTCAACACCTCAGCGCCGCGCCTGACGGTGATCTGGTAGGCTTCCTGCTCCTCTGCCAGGGGAACTTCGGGCATATCCCAGCTGTCGCCGTTGATACGGGTGCGCCGGATCCAGTCGAATTGCACATCCCCGCCCAGTCGTCCCTCTTGATGCAGATGCACCGGCGCAAGGGGACGCAGGCCACGCCCTGCAAAGCGGTGCATCTCATGCAGATAGCTTGGATCATCATAAGGCCGCCGCGCCGGACCAATCCGGTAATGCTGCTCACTTTGCACAGCGCTTAGGGCCAGATCCAACTGATTGGGCACACCGTCCAGCGCCACCACAAAAGACCCTTCCGGCCAGACCGCGGGCATCTCTGCATCGCTGCCCGCCTGACCGCGCAGGCGGCGGCGCAAAAGATAGGTATCAGGTGCCACCAGCTCTGCCTCTTGGAATTGTAACACTTCCCAACCGCCGGGCGTGCCATCGCCAATCACCAGCACATTGCGGCCGTTCAAAACCGCCTGTGGATCGCGGCTTTGCAACGTGCCCGAAATCAGACGCACCCGAAGCGGATCACCCAGATCCCAAACGCCGGGCTGCGCTGCCGCAAGCGGCGTTTCCGTAACGCCAACCGTCGCGCGCGCGGCCACAATCTCTGACAGGCTGTAATCAAAATCTTGTGCACTGTTATAAACCGCAACACTCCCCGGCCAGGGCGCAGCCGTCACTGCCAGATGCGGCGCATGGGCCACCTCATCCCCGCGTAACAGGGGCAGATCTAGAAACAAGGGCAACACTTGCGTCGGCGCGGCAAAGACATTCACACCGGGCAGATCTTCGGGCACAAAGGCCGGACGGTACACTTCGGGATCAATACGCACGGCTTCAATCAGCTGCGCCTCCCCCTGCTCCACCCGGTCAATCCGGTACAGCGCAGGGCCATTGCCCGTGCCAAGATCAATCACATCGCCTGCCCCCAGATGCATTTGAGACGGAGGGAGAACAAAACGCAAACTGTCACGCGCCATCCGCGCCTCAGCCAGCCAGCGTTCCACTGTGGCCCGCGCTTCGCTGCGCGTCAGGGCCATCGGCAGATCATTCTGGCTCACGGCCTGTGTGGCCTCGTCTGGCAACACCGCCTCTTCCGACAAAAGCGCATGATCCCCGCCCCATTCCGCAAAGCGCAGGCGCACGCGTCCGGTCAGTTCCGCCTCGCCTGCGCGCAGTTCTTCAACCGTGCCATCCATTTCAGAACTGTCGACCAGCTGATTATGATCAAGCAAGCTGGTTTCAGTGCCGGTGCGCATCTTAAAGAACAACGTGCCATCACGTTCAATCGCATCAAATCCAAAGCGCAGCATCAACGGCTGCAGCGCCGCGCGCGCATCCACCACCTCTCGCAGACCATAACCACGCACCATGCCAATCAGACCGCTGACATCAATATCGCTCAGGCCTGAACGATGACAGATTTCTGTAACCACCTCGGGCAAAGACCGCTGACCGATGCGCCCATTCAACCAATGCCCACGCGGATAATTCTCGCCATCGCTCCAAGTCTCAAGCGCATTGGGAAACACCGGAAACGGGCGCGCGTCCCAAGCCCAGACATAGGCATTGGCCAGATCCACCATCGGCCCCTCATAAAGCTCTGAGATCGGGTTGTTCCCCTCCCTGCTCCAATGGGAAATCATCGCCCGCAGATACTGCAGCTGGATCAGATCGTCTCGTTCGCCGTTGGAAAATTTTGGCAGTTTCGATTCCGAGCTTTTGGGGTCCAGAAATTTATTCGGCTGGTTTGTGCCCTTATCAATGGCGGCACAGCCAAATTCGGTGAACCAGATCGGTTTTGAACGCGCAACCCATGGTGTGGACTGGCTTTGGCGCACGCCATCAATGCGTTCAAAATGATCGTTATCCCACCAATTGCGAATGTCTTTATAGCGCCAGATCCAGGGTTCATCATGCGCGCCATCGGTGATCGGTGTGCGCCTTTGGGCTTCGGCATCAGCTGGTGTTTCATAATACCAGTCAAACCCCTCGCCGCCTTCCACATTGGAACGCAGATAATCCAGATCATAGATCGAGGGCACGCCTGCGGCGCGGTCCACATGATCTTCGCCGTCGCGCCAGTCTGACAGGGGCATGTAATTATCAATGCCGATGAAATCGATATTGGTATCGGCCCACAAAGGATCCAGATGGAAATAGCGATTGCCTTCCGGGCTGGTATAGCCCCAATATTCCGACCAATCCGCCGCATAGCCCAGTTTCACATCCGGCCCCATCAGCTGGCGCACCTCAGCCGTGAGGGCACGCAATGCCTCCACCATGGGAAAACCTGCCGCGCCCCGGATCTGCGTCAGGGCGCGCAGCTCTGATCCAATACAGAAACTTGCCACGCCCCCCGCTGCAGTGCACAGCGCTGCGTAATGCAGGATAAAGCGGCTAAAGCTCCATTCCTCAGGGCCATCATAGGTGACAGACCCCGCATTGATGGTGAAATCGCTGGCCTTGACCGTACCGACAAAGGCGGCAACCTCGGCATCCGCCTGCGCGGTCTGATCCGGCGTGCCGGGGCGACCGGGGGCGCGGCTGGTGGTGATCCGCCCGCGCCATGGCAGATGCGCCTGACTGTCCCGATCGCTCCACGGATCCGGCAACAGATTGTCCTGCGTCTGATCCATCAGAATAAAGGGGTAAAACATCACCCGCTGACCGCGCGCGTTCATTTCGCGGATAGCGTCCACAACCGCCGCATCTGCTGGCGTGCCACCATAGATCGGTCGGTCATCTTCGCGCACGATTTCAACCGCATCGCGCCGCTCCAATCCCGAAACGCTCCACGGCATGGATCCATCGGTATCAGCCGCTTCCACCTTAGGCTGCAGCTGGCATTCGCCGCAGCGCAGATCACTGCCAAACCACGACACAATCAAAGACACCCCATCACAGCGCGGCAGTTCAGCCCCCAGCATATCAAGCGAGGTCACAAGATCGGTTTCACCGCTGTGGGAAAAGCTGTTGGCGGGCACCTTTTCACCGGGGCCGTAATCGTAAGTCACCGGCGCTGCCGCCAAACTGTATTCGCCGGTGCCGGGCATCAGCGCCACGCCGCGGATCAATTGCGGCAGGTCCATATCAAAGGCCTCACTGCCCGGCTGGGCTGCCCGCAAAACTTCAAAGGAGAACTGCGGCACGCGGTTGCCAAAGCGTTCCAGATCCAGATGTTCCATCACCACATAAGCGGTGCCGCGATAGGCGGGCACCTGCCCTGCGCCCTCAACCGCCTCGATCACCGGGTCAGGCTGCTGATCAGGTGTTCCAGTATAAAGCCGCAGATTGAGATCCTTTGGCGCAACCTCTTCGCCATCTGCCCAGATGCGCGAGACGGACAGGATCTCTCCGTCACACAGGGCAATCGCCAGCGACACCTGATAGCTGTATTGCGTGACCTTGGGCTGGCTCGGCGCGCCTTTGCCCCCCCCGCCGCTGGTGGTGGACCGCTCCACAAAGTCAGAGGCCCAGATCACCTGCCCCCCGACCCGCATCCGCCCGTAAACCTGCTGGATCGGTGCACCTTCACTGGCCTCGGTCAGGCGAAAGCGATCAACCTTGCCAGTTTCAACCGCCGCCGCACCACTGCCCAGAATGCGCTGATCAATCGCCCGGCCCAAGGTTGCGCCAACCGCACGCCCCACCACCGCCGTGGACAGGCCCAGCACCGTGCCCCCAGCGGCCCCGCCAATCGCAGCACCTGCTGCCGATAAAAGGATCGTCGCCATCTGCTGCTACTCCTGATGTGATTGCATGGGAAAGTGAGGAAAGGCAAAACGCGCGACAATGCGGCGTTGCCAAGGCAGGCTCAGTGGGCTTTCAACTACGCCATGCCCCTGATAGGCATGAATAAACCGAGGCGCTGCACCGGTTTGCGACTGGATGCCAAGGTGCTTGGCCACAGCGCCTGCGCGCATCCGAAACAGGATCACATCGCCTGCGTCTGCCTCTGCCAGTAGTTTTGGCCGCAAATGCCGAGAGGCCGCCTGCCACAGGCGTTCATCGCCTTGGGGTTCGGACCAATCCATACTATAGGCGGGTGGTGTTTCAGGCGCTGCGCCGTAAAGATCGGCCCAGACCCCACGCACGAGGCCCAGGCAATCACAGCCTGCCCCCAGCGTGGCCGATTGATGCACGTAAGGCGTGCCAAGCCAACGCCGTGCGGCATGAACCACAGACGCGCTGTTCTCTGGCGCACTCATCTGCGGCTGCCGCCGGTGTTGCGGTTTTCCTGTCGTGGCACGGCCATCAACCAGTCTTCGCCCGGAATGTCAGGAAACCCCTGATAATTCAGCGCATTGTTGAATTTCAAACGACACGTTTCAAAGCGGCGATCACAGCCGGCAGTCAACCGCACCTGATCCCCCGGCTGAATATCCGCGCGCAGGGATTCCCAAAGTGTAATGGTGCGGGTCTCTCCTTTGATCAGATCGCCTTTGATCGCGCCCCACAACCCCGCTCCCGCACCAGAGATCACCCGCAAAACACCCCGCCGGAACCAGTCTGGTTCAAAATCCTCCAGCACGGGCAGCACAAAGATCTGCCCCTCCCGCACCGCACCAAGCGTAGCTTCGGTCGAATAGCCCGGCGTGGTCAGATCAAAACCACAGGTGCTGTCCCCCAGCACGGCGGTACAGGGTTTTTGGTAAACACGTCCCAGCGGACGGTTCAACTGTTCCGTGAGGCCGCGCAATTCCGCCTGAAAAGCCCCGCCTGCGCGACGGATCTCTCCCATGTGGCCGCGAAACTGCAACATACGCTGACTGACATCTATCCAGTTGACCAACCAGGCACGCACCTCTGCGCCATCAAAGCGGCCCGCGTCGATATCGGCCTCGTTCACCGCCCCATCAGACAGCGCGCCGATGGCTTCGGTATTGTCGATCGACAGGCCTGTTGCCTGCTGCAGGCTTTGCGCGCTCAACCCGCTGTTGGCTTTAAATTGCATCTCGTCAAAGGTCAGATCACAATCGTGATCGGTAAAGCCAAACAGCACCCCATCGCTGCGTTTTACCGCCCAGCAGCGACACAGCGTGGTATGACCTGTCTCCAGATGCGCCATCAGCGCTGCGGGCATCATACCCGGATCTCCACCACAGGCACCGTGGGCGCTTCGCCCGCCTGAAAGGAGGCAACCGAGGTCTGAATGCGATCGGTGTCAAACCGCACCGGCACGTCAAATTCATAGCCCGCCACCAGCGCGCGCCCCTGTTCCGGGGCCAGCCCAAGGGTGACACGGCCGCTGTTGATATCCAGCGTGAAATCCACGCCCTCTTGCATCTCTTCCTGATCCAGACCCAGTTTCACAGTGCCCGCAACCGGTTTGGTGATTGGACGCTGATAGAGATGCCCCCCCGAGCGATAGGTTTTCAGCAGCTGAAATTCCCGCGTGACCCCGTCACACATGGCAATCTGCTGGTCGTGAAAGGTGATGTCCTTACCGGCAGAGGATGATTTGTAATCAGACCAGTCTTTCCAGCGAAACCCATACATCTGGCCGCTGCGCGCTTCAAAAAAGGCAATCAGCGTTTCGATATCTTCCAGACTGCGCAGACCAAGCCCCGCATCAAAGCGCCTGCGGGAGTGGGCCCAGGGGGCATTGCGCTCTTCAAAGCCGTTGGTCAGCGTCACCACATCGGTGCGCCGCTCTGGCCCGCCGATAGAGCCAAAGCTGAGAGAAGCGGGAAATCTGACGTCGTGAAAGCTCATGATACTGGTCTCCTCATACTGGGTCTTCTCATACTGGGTCTTCTCAGGCGTTGCGGTTGCCACGGGCCATGGCGCGGCTCATCTGGGCGGCAATCTGGGTTTGGCTGCGCTGAAAACTTTGAACATCAGGGGTTTGCACATTCATCACCACCGAAACAGGGGCGGCGCGCTGAATGGGGTCTGGGGCGCGCGCAATCTGTGATGCCTGCACCGATGCGGCGGGCGCCAGCCGCGCGGGCGCCTGCGTCGCGATCTCTCCGCCCTTGCCAAAAAGACTGCGCGCGGCAGTGGCAATCCCGGTGTCACCACCGCCACCAAACAACCCGCCAATCACATTGCTCAGCCCATCGGTGAGAAACCCGCTTACATGGTTTGAAACCGGCTTCACGGCAGCATTATAACTGGTGCGGATCATCGATTGTGCGATTGTGTCCAGCGCATCTGACAATTTGACACCGTCAAAGACCAGATCATCAAAGGCACGTCGCAATCCTTTTGAAAGCCCGCGTTCAAGCGTTTGAACATCCCGTTCAGTTGCTGCAACTGCCCCCCGCATCCGGTTGAGTTCTTTATCAAAACTGGCGGCCATTTCGGCTGCGCCGCCCAAACTGTCTTCAAGCAGTTGCGCGCGATCGGTCAGCGCGTTCAGATCTTCCTGTGCCATCATTTCCTCCATCTGTTTCAGCTAAGCTCGCGCCGTCGGGATAGGCCTGCATCAGAGCCTGCAAGCCGGACCGGCCAAGTGCTGGCCGGGCCTCGGCTCCCAACATCACTTGCAGTTCGCGCGGCGTCAGCGCCCAGAAGTCCACTGGGCGCAGGTTCAATCCGTTCAGCCCGGCACGCTGCAGGGCTGGCCAGTCAAACGCGCTCATGTGAAAGCACGTGCCAAAAGCTGCGCCGCCACGCGGGTGGCAGCGATTGCGCCGCCAGCAATTTCTGCGTGAGCCAGATCACGTGCCGACAGGTCCGCGCCACCGCCCCGCAATCCCGCCAGCAACAGCGCCATCAGATCCCGTGTGCAAAAGCTTTGGCTTTCAAAACGCTGGATCAGGGAAAACAGGTCTTTGGCCTCCAGATCCTCTTCCAGCTCCGCCAAAGCGCCCAGCGTGAGGCGCAACACATAAGGATCACCGTTCAAGATCAGCTCCACCTCGCCGCGGTGTGGGTTCACCATGCCTTATACCGCCGTGAACGAAAGCGCCGCGGCGCTGGCCAGTGTCAGCTCATAAGTGGCCTCACCATTATGGCTGCCGGCATATTCGAGCCCTGTGACCTGAAACGCGCCTTCGATGATACCAAAATCAGGGACAACCAACTGAAAACGCGGGGTTTCGCCATCAAAAAACAGCTGGCGGGTGCGTGCATCTGTGTCTGCATCGCGAAACACACCTGACCCTGAAATCGTGGCCGAGCGCACGCCGGCCCCACCCAGCAACTCTCGCCAGCCGCCCTGACTGTCGAGACTGGTGATATCCACACTTTCCGCATCAAAACTGATCCGTGTCGCGCGCAGGCCTGCGATGGTGGTGAATTGACCATCGCCGGTCATGTCTACTTTGATCAAAAGATCTTTGCCGTTCTGGGCTGCCATGAGGCACCTCCTATAAAATTCAATAAGTTACAGTGAAGAGCTGTCTTCGACCTGAATACGAAACCGCAGCACAATTTCACGCCCTCCGGTCTTGAGCAGGCGCGCGGTGGCGCGATCAAACCATTGGCCAACAACCTGTCCATGCAGCAGCGTGATCGGTGTGTCTGTCAGCGCGGTTGAAATGGCCCCGGCAAGGGCCTTGGCCTGTGAAAACCCCGCTGCCTGCGTCACCACCCGCAGGGTAATCAGATGCAGCGCGCCTTGGGTGGTCTGATCAGATCTGTCGCGGACCTCTTCGCCCCCAAAGACCACATAGGTTTCTGGTAAAGTGCCCGTTGGCAGCGCGTCATATATCGCGTCACCAGACAGTGAGGAAACATCTGTATCACTCTGTAAAAGTTGATAAATTGATGTTTGCAAACCTGCAGAAAGCGCATAGGTCATATGGCGATCTCCTCTGTTGCAAAACAGGTGAGAAAGCGGCCGTCAGCATCCTCTTCTGCAACGGCATGGATCAAAAACACCCGCGCACCATCGCGCAGTCGGTGTCCGGCCTGCGGGCGATCTGGCGCGCCAACAGGTGCGGCGCGCACAGTAATTCGATAATGCTGCAAAGACGTGGCGGTGCCACTTTGGGCTGCGATGCGCCCCGAACGCGCCCGCACATCTGCCCAGAGCGTGCCAAGATCCTGCCAGACCTCATGATAGCCGCCCGCGCCATCTGCTGTTTGATCCAAAGCACTAAGAACAAGCGCGCGATTTAACTGGTGTTTTGCTGCGCGCTTCATGAGGTGGCTCCCAGTCGAAGGCGTAAGGTTCGATAACGTTCAATCAGGCTGGTCACACCAAAGGGCATACAGCCCCGGTGCAGCCCGGTGTCTTCGCGGTGTTCGTAGAAATGCGTGGCCAGCATCATCACAGCTTGCGCCAGATCGGCTGGAAGATCCGCATGTGTGGCCGCCATGCCCGCCTGCAGGTCCATGCGGATTAGCCCCCCTTTGGGAGGGTTTGGAAGCGCGCCAGCCCGGGAGACGATCTGCGGATGTTGGGTATCCGGGCGCAGCGTATAACGATCAGATGCGATCACCGTTTCTGCGCCAGATGCGTCCACCTGTGCGATGCGATCAACTGCAGCAACCGGGGCCACAGGCAGTGTTTGCGCCCCATGGCTGCTCCAGTGCACAAGATCCAGCTGAAACGCACGGAGGATCAGGGTCTTGCCTGTGCGGCTTTCAATCGCGGCATAAGCTGCGCGCAAGAACCCCTCTAGCAGGGTATCCTGCAGCGTATCACTGGAAAATCCACGCCCCAGGCGCAAATGCGCGCGAAAGGCCTCGATGGGCAAGGCGGCCACAGGAATGGGGGAGCGTTCGGTCAACATCATCGCAGATCTCCGCTGGCGGATGGAAAAAGAGGTGGGCGCGTGTGCCTCGCTTTGACCGCAAGGACGGAGGGAGCAGCGGGACGGTCAAAGACCGTGAGGCACACGTGCCGACGAAGGCGGGCTGCCGCCCTCGTCATTCAGACATCACAGGATCAAAGGATCAGGATGTGCCGAATTTCAGCAATTTGATTGCAGCAAAATCACTGACATCGCCGCCAACCCGTTTGGTGGCAAAGAACAGAACATGAGGTTTGGCGCTGAACGGATCCCGCAGAACCCGAAGATCGGGGCGTTCTGCAATCGTGTAGCCCGCCTCAAAATCACCAAAGGCAATCGACAGGCTGTCAGCCGCCATATCGGGCATATCTTCGGCAATCAGCACAGGATATCCCATCAGGCGTGCCGGTTCCCCCGCAGCCAGCCCATCAGACCACAGGAAGCGACCATCCGCGTCTTTCAGCTTGCGCACCTGCCCTGCGGTTTTGGAGTTCATCACAAAGCTTGCATTCGCGCGGTACTGTGCGCCAAGCGCATAAACCAGATCCACGATCTTATCCGCATCAGATAGGGCACCGGTGCTGCCGGTCGTGACATAGCCCAGCGATCCCCAGCTCCAGCTGTCGTTGTCCACGCTGGGATGTGTCAGAAATCCAGTGGGCTTATCAATACCATCGCCCATCACAAAGGCGGCCGCCTCAGCGCGGGCGAATGTATCGGCGATGCGCCCTGCCAGCCAGGTTTCGATATCAAAGGCGCTGTCATCCAACAGCCGTTGCGAGACCTTTGGCAGCGCGCTGAGCTCATGCAGCGGGATTGCGATCCGATCCAGCGTTGCGGTTGCGGTTTCCGCGCTGTTCGCGGTCTCAGTGGCCCAGCCCGATCCCATATCGTTTTGATCGATCAGCACATCATATGAGCTGGCTTCGACATTCACGACCGACGCCACGGCCCGGATAGACGCGGTTGAGGACAGCACCGATTTCACGGTGTCGGATGTGACAGGGTCCACCAGATAGCCGCCATCGCCGTTTACCGCGGTCGACATCGCCTTGCCTTCAAAATCAAGGCCGCGCAGGGGCGCATCGTCGCCTGAGCGCAGATAGGTGTTAAAGGCCTTTTGATGCGGAGCCTCTGTTTGAATACTCGCCGCCAGATGGGGACGATGGGCCTGTCGGGTGGTACGATCCAGCATGGTCACTCGCTCATTTGTGTGTTTCAGTTCAGTTTTAATTTCAGATTGAAAGCCTTTGATTTGTCTCACAAATTCATTCAAAGAGTCAGTCAGATTTACGGTATCATTAGCCTGTGTCATCGGGCTCTCCTAAGGGTTACATTTCGGCAAGGGCGCGGCTGGCCTGGCGCAGGGCATGCGCCAGCTGATCACTGTTATCGTCACGTGATTTGGCCTGTGCGTCTGTCACGCGGGCACTGGGCAACATCGGGAAGGTCACCAATGAGACTTCCCACAGATCAACCTGCAGCAGCTGGCGCTGGCCCTCTTTGGTTTTGGTACTGCGGCGGGTGCGATACCCTATCGACAGCCCATCCAGCGCGCCGGCCTGAATAAGGGCGATGGCCTCAGCGCCGCGTTGGGTTTCGCGCAGCAAACGGCCTGACACCCAAAGCCCGGTCTCATCTTCGCGCACATCCTCCCACACGCCGATGGGTTGCGCCGGGTTATGCTGCCAGAGCATTTTGACCTTGCGACCACCTTCTGACAGCTTTTGCAGCGAGGATTGATAGGCACCCGGCATCACCAGATCACCGCCTTGGTCTACCTCTCCAAACCGGCTGGCATAGCCTTGGATTCGGGTGTCATCGCTTAGGGATAGCGGCGTGTCGGAGCGTGCGAATTTTGTTTCCAGTTCGGGTTGATGAAACATCAACTCCTCCTTTTAACACATTGTTAAATATAATTACTGCGCGGTCAGAAAGGACTGAAATGCTTGTGCAAGGATTACAGCGGCGACACCATAAACCGTGAGCCACAGGCGTTTTTCGAGCCGTGCCATCATCTCTTCGATCCGGTCCAGACGGCGGTTCAACGCCTCTTGTTCGATCTGATGAATGCGCTCATGAGCGCTGAGCCGCAGGCCGGGGGCGCAGTCAAATGAAGGATATCCATCAGCCATCCTGTGGTCCCTCCATCGTTTGGGCCGGCAGGCCCAACAGGCGGCGCTTTTCTGCGTCTGTCAGGAAATCGGCGCCAGATACCCGCCGCCATTGGGCTTCACGCTCAGCCGCGAGGGCGGGCACCTGATCCAGATCCGGGGTAAGACGCAGATCTGAGCCGGGCATCAACCAATCACAAAGCGCCGCCGTAACACGGGCTGCCAGTGGCAAAACAGTAAGCCGATAAAAGGCGCGGTTGGCCTCTTGGTAGTTCGCATAAGTGGCGTCCCCCTTGAGGCCCAACAGCATTGGTGGCACCCCAAAGGCCAGCGCGATTTCACGGGCGGCGGAGTCTTTGGTTTGTTGAAATTCCATATCAGACGGTGAAAATCCCATCGGTTTCCAATCCAGCCCACCTTCCAGCACCATGGGGCGGCCAGCATTGCGCGCGCCTTGAAAGCTTGTGGAAATTTCATCACTTAGGCGTTGAAACTGATCTTCGCTCAGACTGTCGGATTCTCCGTTCCAAACCAAAGCTCCCGAAGGGCGTGCAGCATTATCAAGCAAAGACTTAGACCAGCGTGACGCTGCATTGTGCACATCCACCGCCATCGCTGCGGCTTGCAGGGGTGATAATCCATAATGATCGTCTTGGGGGTGAAAGCTGCGAATGTGGCAGATTGGGGTTGCCTCAGCCGCGGTTTCAAACCGATGTTTGCGCCCCCCTACGCTGTATTCATATCCCGCAGGCCAGCCATCTGATCCGGGAATGACGCGCATCCGGTCAGAGCGCAGGACATGCAGTTCAACTGGACCATCAGCACCCCAGCCTGCGCCTTCGATATAAGCATTGCCACTGAGCAGCAGCTGACCATAAAGCGCCTCTAGCAATTCAGCCTGCCCCTGTGCGGGGTTGGGACGCGCCAGCAATGCGAGCATCGGGTGGCTATCATAGCGTTCGCTTTGTGTTTGCAACACCAGCGACAGTGCAGCGGCGGATTCTGCGATCAGTTTCACCGCGCGAAATCCAACCGGATTGGCGGCAAAGCCTGCGCGCACCAATGAGGCGCCATCACGTGGGCTCCACGTCACATGGCCGCCCTGCACCGCCTGTGCGACCCGCGCAGCCGCGCTCGCTTTGCGCTCGACTGAGCGCTGCGGTGTGTTGTCTTTGCGTCGAAAGCGGTCAAACACCATCTTCGGCTCCTCATCCAGTGGGGGGCGATTGCCCGAAACATGGGAAAAGATTGCCTGACAGGGTTGAAGGTTTTGATGCCAACGCGTGCGCCGAGGGCGCAACACGCGCCTTAAGTCATTGAAATACAAAAAGGCCCGCACTAAGGCGGGCCAATCATGAGTTTAAAAAACGCCTAGAGCTGTCGCGCACGCGGAACTTTTGCAGGTTTGGAGGGATCAATCATCAGCTCAGTCAGGGCCCAGACCAACGCATCCAGCCGGTCGGGAGAGCCTGTCCCCTGATAGCCCTGCGGTGTCATCTGGCACATCTGTTCTTCCAGCGCCGTCAGGCCCGGCACATGGCGCACTTTGCCCTGTTCATAAAGAGCCGCCACTGGTTCTGCGCGGGCAGATTTGCCTTTTGCGGCATAACGCGCGCGAAACGGTACCTGTGGGTCCACCTGTCGCAGCAGCGTTTCGATGAGTGCCCCCCCTTGGTTGACCTCGGCCACCAGACGATCCGCATTGTGGTGCGCACGGGCAGCCACCGCAGCGGTTGCCCATTCCAGCGGGCCAGCCGCCTGTGTCGTGTAATCCGCCAAGACATAGGCGCGCCAGTCTTCAGCCGGACCACACATCTTGGCCCCAACGACCAAGATCCCACAGGCATCCGAGGTGCCTTTTGCCGTGACAGCAGGATCAACCGCAACGACGACACGATCCAATTGCGGCGGATCTGCGCAATACAGATCAGACAATTGCGCAGTGGACCACATAGCACCGTCAACCTCGCTCAGCATTTGGCCCATGAGTTCCTGCTGGCCCAATCGGGTGCCGCCATAGCGCGCCTTGACCTCAGCCAGAAAGGAGGGGGCGAGATTGGCGCGATTGGCCATTGTGGGCGCATGGGTTTGTACGGTGGTTGGGCTGGCCAACAGATCCTTAAGCAAAGGAGACACCCGCGGTGTTGTGGTGACACAGACCCGCGGAGTGTCCCCAAGGCGCAGGGCAAATTGCAGCATATCCCAGGCCTCTTGGCCTTTTTTCCATTTCGCCAGCTCATCCGCCCAGGCCGCATCAAACTGTGGTCCGCGCAGGGCTTCGGGGTCTTGCGCGGAAAAGGCCTGTGCCTCAGCCCCATTGGGCCAGATCAGTTTGCGCGCGCTGGCTTTCCAGAGGGGACGCCGATCCGGGGGCGCACAGGCCAAAAGACCACTGTCCCCTTCGATCATAACGTCACGCACCTGATCATAGGTTTCGCCCAGCAGCGCAACACGGCGTGCGCGTCCCGGCGCAAAAGGGCGTGCCCCTTCAACCTGTTGGCGCACCCATTCGCTGCCAGCACGGGTTTTCCCAGCCCCGCGCCCGCCAAGGATCAC